ACCCCTCTCGTAGATTTGCTCGGCAAAAGCAAACCTGCCGAGAAGTTACAAACTGTAAGAGAATTAAGTCTTAAATTTATTTAGTGGACACTAGTGAATTGGTACAAAGATAGCAAATAAAGTTAAACGAGCAAAACATTTTATTACTATTTTTTGTATTTTGCACGTATTTTGTCAGTTTTTCCTGTATTTTTATACGCAAATAGAAATTTTAGTGAATTACGTTTAGATTTCTATGGTCTTTTTAAAATATTTAATGATATTAATAAAAAAGTTAATTTAAAATTCCATGTAACCTTTTCTATTACTTCATCGTCTAAGTTATAAGATAACATGAGTAATAACATAAAAAGAAAGGAAAAAATTATGATTTTGAGTACAACTTAACTGGTATCTCCAGTATTTAAAGGGGTTCTTTGATACTCTGATAACTTGGAAATGCCGCAATCATGCACCATGTTGCACCTTTGTGGCTATTTATGCTGAAAATAAACTGAATAAATACTGCACGGAATTATGGCAACACTGAGACTATATTTAGATACAAGGATAAAAAGACAGGATGGTACGTCCTCCATCCGGCTTGCCGTTAACCATCACGGTGGGACTGCCTTCATATCCCTCAATCAATACTGCAAGAAAGATGAATGGGATAAAAGGGCTTGCAAGGTGCGCAAGCGTCCCGATCGTGATGCTATCAACGACTTCCTTCTTGATCGTCTGAATTTCTATAATAGAATGATGATGAAGGCGCAATGCAGGGAAACATACCGGGGCGACATTACGGCTAAAGAACTCCGGGACTTAATCATGCTTGAAGCCGAGCCTGCAAGGGAAAAGGTCGCCCTGCTTCGTGATGGCTTCATTGCCTACGAGGGCAGGAACCTAAAAAAGAACACGATCAATAGATACAAGTACACTTGGGCAAAGATTGAAGCTTTCATCGGGAAGAAAAAAGCGGCTCTGCTTACATACGATGAGATTAACCGCTCTTGGATTGAAGACTTCGATGCGTTCATGGCAAAGGAAGGCTTGTCACGGAATACCAGAACAAGCAGGATGCTCTGTGTCGCTGCTGTCTTCAACTTTGCGATAGATAATGAGCAGACGAAAAACTACCCTTTCCGCAGGTACAACCTACGAATTGAGACAACTAAAAAGCGAGACTTGTCGGTTGATGAAATCCGCTATATCTTCGAAGCTGGTGGTAATGAGCTGGTCGACATGTTCCTGCTGATGTTCCTGCTGATTGGTATCAATGTGCGTGACTTGTTCGCCTTGACAAATGAGAATATCGTCCGTGGCAGACTGGAATACGACCGTGCGAAGACTGGAAGGCATTACTCCATCCTTCTTCATCCCGAAGCTCTCCGCATCATCGAGAAGTACAAAGGAGAAAAGAAGCTGCTTCACTTCTCCGAGCATTTTAAAAACGTTGATACTGCAACGGTCATGATAAATAAGAAACTCGCAAAGGTGCGCCCAGGACTTACTACGTACTACGCTCGCCATACGTGGGCATCCATCGCCTTCAACCTTGGAATACCAAAGGACGTGGTGTCGCTTGCGCTGGGTCACTCGTTTGGTGTCCGGGTAACTGATACCTACATCAATGCAGACCTATCGAGAGTAGATGAAGCCAACCGCAGGGTTATTGATTACGTGCTATACAACAAGAAATAGCCCTTATTTCTTGCGAATTTGCCGCAGAAACGGTTCAAATTGTTTTCGGGGACAGTTTTACATGCTTACTACATAAGCGGCTCAGAACGCAAATTTCGGGGCGAATCAAAAAAAGTACAAAAAAATACCCCAGCGGTGAAAAAGTCGAGCCGCTGGGGTAATAAGTGGAGACCACTTTAAACATTCAGTGATGCAAAGGTACGCTTTTCCTTTGAAACCACCAAATTATTTACCGAAAAATTTCTTTCTCAACAAATCATTGATGAATCGTGACTTGTTTGGCAATGCGTTGAGGAAAGGCAGCAGGTCGTTGTCTATCTGTATGCCAACTAACTTGACCGTTGCGCCAGCACCCTTCTTTGTTCTCTTGATGTTTCTTCTATTCTCCATATCCGTTATTCTTTACTGGTTCTCCATTTATTCGCAAGAGGTTGCGCTGCTCGACTTTGCAATTCTTCGGATACTTGCGTGGAGTGCCATCCTTCTTGCAGGTCTTGCCTTTATATACCAGGCAAGGCAAGGAGGTGTATTCGTAGCCTCTATGTGAAATATCCCAACCTTCAACCCTTATCGTATCGAAGCAGTCGCTGATATAATCGCCAACCTTAACCGGGCTGTGCTCCGTGGCAAATTCCCTTGCAAGCATTCTTCTTTCATTCTCTGCCTTCAACTTGATTCTGTGCATGGCTTCTCTGTACTCTTGTTCTGTCATTGTCTTCTGTCTTTTTTAAATTGTCTATCTAACTTCGTTTTCATTCGGTTCATCTTGTGCTCAAGCCTGCCAATCTGCTTATAAGACAACCACTCCGGCTTTATATTCAACGACAGCCAGTACTGGCGCATTTCCTTGCAGTGTCTGGCGATGCTCGGGAAATAGAGGTGTCGTTCGTATGGGTTGCGAAGAAAGTACTCGCAATCGGATAGCATACGATTAAGCATCATGTATTTATGCTTTTGCCCTTCTCCGAGACTTACAAGCCTTCCGTTGTCCCCGATCCACAGCATTGCGCCCTCTCCCTTCCATTCAAAGTCGAAAGCCTTGCTTACCGGATAATAATAGCCATTGAGCACCATTCCTTCCTTGAGGTCTCGCCCAATCTCTCGCAGGCAGGTTCTTCCCCAGCTTGTCGTTACCTCAACCACTGCTTGTGCTGGTATCTTGTCGTATTCCTTCATATCTTGATATATTGTGCAGGGCTTGCGCCCTGCTGGTTAATACTTTTCTATCCAATACTCTATTGTAAAATTCACGCATAAGCCTGCAAATTCAGACTTGAAATAACCTTGTCGTACCCAGTGTGGATAATGTCTATCGGCTGCCTTCAGTCCCTTGAACAGCTTGTTCAAGAATCGCTCTGCCTTGTCCTTGCGTGTAAAGTTTGCCACCTCCTCGATTTCCTTTCCTTCCATCTGTCTCTTGATATAATATTTTGCTTTTGCCATTTCTCTGTCCTCCCTTGATTACTTAGCATACAATGTTACAACCAGCCCTCTTCTGAGTGCGCAGCGGCAAGCGTCCATACCAGCCTTCAATGCTCGCTTGATGAACTTGTTGAAAAGTTCCGCTCCGATGAGCTTCAAGATTCCGCTTACTCCTACGAGTGTGTTTATCTTCTTGCCATCCTCTGTGCGTCCGAAGACCTTAATACGAAAGTTTGAGTTGATGAACTTTGTTGTGAACTCTAATGCATCTGCTTTAATTGTTGACTTTTTCATTTTCATTGGTTTTTATTATTTACAACTCTTCCTCATCTTCATCAAACCCGAACCATTCACATGCGTCACAGATTTCTGCCTTTCCTTCATAATTGATAACAACCAGATTGCATCCTTCTTCGTCAGCGCATACACTACCATTGTTGTATCCTCGGATGTCTTGCCATCTGTTACTATTGATTATATCTTTTGCATCGAGTTGCCATTCGTCATGCTCGTTGATATAGTCAACAAACTGTTTCAAAGTTGTTACTTCAATTTTCTTCATATTTTCCGCTTGACCGTGATGCGTAGGGCTTAAATTACCGAATGTTCAATGTGCTTATCTCCTAAACACACTGCAAAGATATTAACATTTTTCCGTTCCACCAAAACTTTCCCCGAAAGATATTAATATTTTAACTTTAATTTGCTGTTTATGCCGTAAGCATGGATATTTTCGGTCGTTTTCGGTACGTTTTCAGTCGTTTTCGGTACGTTTTCCAAACTCTATATAACAATAACCTGCACGCCTTAGTTTGAATGAATATATAATCTAACTCTCATATCCCCTACCCCTTTTCTCTCAATGAAAAGTGTTCTTCGCACAAAAAATGGGCAGAAAAACGCTCTCCTGCGCTTCCTGCCCTTCTAAAGATTGATATTATGATTGAACCTATTGAACTCTCTTCTTGATGCGCTTATTTATCCAGCAAACCGCAAAGATTACCAGGAATATCAATACGCAATCGCCAGCGAATAATCTTATTTTGTGCCATCTGCTCACTGGCTTTTCTACCTCCTTGGTCTTGTATCGGTTTACGTAATACTTTACCTTTACGGTGTCAGTCACGAATTTATAAATGTCGAACACGATGGTGTCCGTCTTGGTCGATGTCTTCCATCTTGTGGTCGTAAGATTATGCCAACGCTCCTTAATTACGGTGTCGCCCTTGATGTACACCAGCACGCTGTCGTGCTTGAATACGCTGTCGTGCTGCTGTGTGTCCTGCCAGTGGATCTGTCGCTGGTTCACGCTGTCACGTCTTACACTGGTGTGTGCGCTGTCGTGATAAACCGTGTTATTTTGTGCTGTTTTAGCGCAGGAACAGCCAAAAATCAAAAGTGGGGTAATTATAAGCATGACGAGAAATAACGCCACAGAACGCAAATTTCGCCCTTTTCTTGAATTTTCCATACTTTAAAACGTTAGATTGATATGTTTATTATGCAAGCACCTTGATTTCCAAGGCTTCCTTGGCTCGCTTTAAATACTTCTCGCAGGCTGTCAGTCCATTGTACCCTCCGTTTATCTTCCTGCGGATAGCCTTCAAGTTGTCTTGGTCTGCCAGTTCATTGCAGCCGAAAGTGTCGAATACCCACATCGAGGATTTCGTTGCACCCAGAGGACGCTCCAGCAGTTCGGGTGTCCCGACAACATCGAAGCCGCAATAATTGGCATACTTCCGGTAGTTGGCTCTTCCAGTTATCTGAATAAGACCTCTGCCCTTATACTTCACGCCATCCCCCGGCTGAGTATTGCCAAGGCTTTTTCTTCCCTCGTAGGCTCTTCCGCTTGCAAGTTCCTTGGTATATCTGAGCTCACCGGATTCATGCGCTATCTGTGCGAGGTAGTGCGCCATTCGAATTTTCGTATTGATGCGGAAATGCTCTGCCCATCCGTTGATGATTGGAAGGTAGATGTCTGCCCTGCTGCCTGCATTCGGCATTACCTGTAAAAGTTGCGCTTTAGTTATCCTCATTATCTCCTCCTTTCTTCCGCTCTTCTTTCATTATCTCGACAACTGCCTTTGCAATTTCATCCTTATTCTCAAGTATTACCTGGATCGTGCGGTCCTGCTTGCGGATCTCAGCCTTCTCGTACGATTTCTCCCGGATGCTCTTAAACTCGCACCAAAGCAGATACACCGTCCATGCGATGGAGAAAATAGGGAATGGAGAGATAATACACGTAGCCACGTCCATAAGCGAAGCAATACCGAATGTAGGGAAATACTTCTTTGCCTTGTCGCACGTCTTCTTCAACCCGGTTGACGTTCTTGCAACATGCAGTTCCTTCGCCTTCTGTATGCCTGCTATCAAGTCAATTGTCATCGCTATCAGAATCGTAGCGAAACAGATAAAAATTACGATGGCGCACAGATATAGATGATGCACCTGAAAATCGTGAAATACTTCGTTCATATCAATATTTGTTTTTGGTTATTCCAATTTTTCCCAGTCAATGGTCACACCCTTTCCGATGATGTCTGCCGTCCATCTGCAGAATGCCATACCCTCGTATCCGTCTGGATCGCTTGCTACGGCAATGGCATACTGTACGCAGTCGCTCTCGGTCTTGATTACCTTTGGGTAGAAGTCCGCATAAGCCATATTAGCCAAATAGAGAATATCCCCGATGGTCGTACCCTTGGCGATTATCTCGTTGTTTGTCGCCATCAGGATTTCGTCAACAGTCCATCGGTGGCTCGTTCCATCTACGTTCTTCATCTGCTCGCTTGCCATGATTGCCAGCTGTTTCGTGAAGTGGTAGCCGTGCTTGGCAACGTATGCCACGTACCCGCTGGCTCCCATGAGTGCCTTTGCTGCCTTCTCGTATGGTAAGCTGTGGATGATGTCGCTCTCTTGGTGCTGGTGTCGCTCTTCCTCGCTATCGCAAGAATGGCGCAAAACGATGATTTTCTTCATTGTGCGCCCTCCTATCCTAATTTGTCGAGTAATTGCTTGACCATTCCACGAATGCCGCTTATATCGCCCTCAAGTGCCTTGAAACGCTTTTCGGTTTCCTGCTTCTCCTTGATTGCCGGGTTCAAAGCTGCAAGAAGTTCTTCGCCCTTGGCTTTCCGTTTCTTGCTTGGTTCGTATGCCTTTATTATCTCATCGGCTTCATTTACCAATTTCCCAACTTCTGGCAAAAGGTCTGCCTTGTCGGTGGCCAGTACGATTTCGCCTGCAAAGGTAACTCCGAGGTGTTCGGGTATGGTGTAGATGGTCTGCTTTCCCTCCACCTCGATTGTTACGTCTCGCATTGGCTGTCCGTTGCTGGAAATGGTTGCGATGCCAGTGTTGATGTGCGGCTGGTTGTCTACGACCTTGCCTTCCTTAACTTCCACCGTCTGCTTGTCTAACAGATAGACCGGGTGATTTCTCTGTATATTCTTAAATTCCATGATGCGCTCTTTTTAGATAATTCGATAAATAGACAAAAAGGGGTCTCACTGATAGAACAGCGAGTTGCCCCTTGATAGATTTTGTTTAACCGCCTACGCTCCAGTGGTGGTCGTGGTGGTCTTCAACGCTGCAATAAGTTCAGCGTTCTGTCTCTGCTGGCTCAACTCCAGGCGTGCATCGTTGTACCTCTGCTGCAAATCCTGCTGCCAGTGGTTGTTGAGAACATCAACGATGCGCTGGGTGTTGTCTTGGTTCGAGCGGATGATGTCGCACTTATCCTGCTGCATCTGATAGCCTAATGCCGAGAAGCCTCGCTCTATGCTGCGGTTGTTGAAGTCGAATCCTCGCTGCATTGAGTTGATGATATCCTTCTGCCCCAGCTGGTTCTCGTAGCCCATACGGTTGATGTTCTGCTGGGTGGTGCAGCAACAGTCCTTCAACTGCTGGATGATGTTGAGGTTTCCGAGGTTCGCTGCGTTGATTACTCGCTCTGCGCTGAAACCAACCTTGCCGCCTACATCTTGGATTGCTGCCTGCACGCCACAGACTGCATTCTGCAGCTGGTTCATATTGCAGTTAAGATTCTGCGCCAGCTGACCAAGAGCAACGCTGTTGCCCTTCACTGCGTCCATCAGGAGAGCCGTATTATTGCCGTCCTGCATCTGTGTGCGAAGGCTCGCAATCTGATTCTGCAATTCCGTGTCCTGCAAATTGCCGCCACGGTTATTCCAGTCTCGCATCCAAGCCATCATCATCATATAGGCAAACGGGTTATTCATCCAGTTGCCCATACCACCGTTCATTGCTGCCAGCATAGTTGCCGGATCATTGTCTCTACCTCTAGCGAGCAACGCTGCCGCCAGGTTGTCATTGCCACCGTCCCCAGTGCAATAAACTTTCTCGATTGTGTCTGCCATATAATTTTGAGTTAATTACGTTACGGAAACCAAATACTGGAATCCGCTGCAAAGATACTCTGATTTATGGCTCGCTCCAAAAAGTTAGTGCAGGTGTATTTATCGAATTATTTTCAAAGAACGCTTTTGGTTATTTTCTTTTTTGTTTTCTGCTGAGTGATTAAATACAAATCGGCTCTACGTCCTTGTTTAGCAAGGTCGCTTGTGCCGTGGCAAGTCGATAAACTCGAGACGTGCTGATATAGGTGTAAGCCATCTTGCAAAGATGTCTCACAGCTGGAACGGTGCGGTTTAATACGGTCGCAGTGGTCGTTACGCTGAATCCTGCGTGTATCATCTGCTCAACGACCATACATCGTGTCATAACGAGGTTTTCTGCTCTCGACTTGCCGAGAACGTCTTCCCTCGTAATGCTTAATTCTCCGTTCGGAAGCTCAATAGCGCAACACTTGATTACGTTGTCTATAACTCGCCATAGTTCTTTCTCCTTGTCATTCATATATAATTTATTAAAATTATTGTATATTATTATATATATTTTCAGACGAAAATTGTATTATTCTGCCCCCAGCATAGAATCAATCATTCCGTCAATGGCTTCATCGGTCATGCCCTTCTTAATAGTAGGATCTGCGCCAATTGACTTCATCATCATAGCTACCCAGGGGTTGTCACTCTCCAGCGTGGATTGTATCTGCTCCTTGTATGCTTCGTGAAGCTCGCCCGATTCCTTGAAATTCAAAAGAACAGTGCGCAAGGCTTTCACCACGTAGTTATCCATCAGCAAGGGATTGTCCCTTGCCGATGAAAGTTTGGTAAGAAGCACTGCCAGTGCCTCATGTAATTGTTTCTTTTTCATATTGTCTTATTTTTAATTTACAAAGTCAACAACTTAAAGTTCAAGTTTTATATCTCCAGCATTTCTACCTGGATAATCTCTCATTCCTTGTCATCCATTTTGAAACAAATAGTAGTTTGCGTTACTTCTTCTCCTCTTCGAGCAATCCCATAGCGTCTTGGTAGAAGAGAGGGAATCCCTGTCCGAAGTCCTTCAACAGCTTGAACTCCTTATCGTCAAGCTCAACCTCACCATCCGACTTGTATATCTTAACAGCCAATGCCATATAGCCGATGCCTCTTGCGTTCTGGTACATGGCATTAGCCAACTCCTCTCGGATGTCTTTGGTTATATACTCATCCTTCTTGATACTTGTTGCAACCTGCAATGCAGTGAAATTAATTTTCTTCATAATTATTATGGTTAAATTGTTATTATTAATATTCTGATATTAATTCTTTTATACGTTACCACTAACATATTCTCCACTACCATTATAGCTAGAATCTTGTTTAAAGCAAAAACCAGGCATAGCAGCTATATAATTAGTAGTATTTTTATACTTAATAAATATACCATAACATTTATAGAGACCATCGTTAGGATAACTAGGTCTTTGCTCTTGTTCATTAGGGTCTCCATAATTAAACAAATTACTAAGACTAAATAAAACTTCTTGCGTTGTTCTGGCCGGAATAGTTACGGAAGTTGTACCATTAATTATATCACCATTATTAGATAAAAGCATAACTACACCATCGTTAAGTATATAAGAATTGCCTGCAGTATTACTACCACTTATTTCAAATTCTAAATTTGAAGCTCTCAACGTTAGAGCAGAACTATTATTACTATTATCAATAGTAGCCTTTATATAAGTAGCGCCATTATATTCTTTCCTTGCATTAATCTTTAAATAGCCTTTTATACTACCATCTGAATTTACAAAACTATCTTTACCATAATAGTTATATAAATTTCCAGATGTAGCTCTAAGTCCAATAAAAGCATTATTTAGAACAGAATTTGCAGACGTATTAATTTCTAATTCTAGAGGGTATCTTGTAAATGTAGGTTGTTCATTAGTTGCAGTTCTAAATGGAATAGCACAATACTTTGTTAGCCCACTACCGTCACTTCCATCTGTATATAGAAATGGATATAGGTTTACATAATAAGTAGTATTACCACCCGTGTTTAAATCTGCTAATTTAATCTTAGGAATTTTCAATACACTATTATTAGCTAAAGGGGTAGCATTTGTCACAATAGTAATTATATTATTGTTATATTCTATGGCAGCACCCAAATAATACTTAGATATATTTAAATCATCTATAGTAAGTTGAGTATCAGCTCCCTCATCACCATCTTTTATAGTTGCAACATTAATTTGTAAATAATTATCTGTTCTAAAAGTAAATGATAACGACTTATTATCTAGATAATAAAACATACAATTAGCATAATGGTCGTAACCATTAAAATCAGCAAGTCTATAAGGACTATATATACCTCCTGTAGGTTTATCATAAGACCAATCTAAAGCTCTACCATTAGTAATTAACTTCATAAAGTCAATTATGGTTGTAGTATATGGAATTTTAATACCTTTATCTACAACATTGGTACTAAACAATCCTCCACCTTTTACTGGTTTATGTTTAGACCACATACTAATACTAGCATTAGTACACAACTTACCTATGTCATTATCGTTAGTATTAAGTACTTTTTGAACATCATCAATGCTGACAGGAGCTTGAATCACTTCATCGTCGTTTATCATAATTTATTATTTTAAACAAGTTATACCACCAGTAGCTGTAATGCTTCCTTCAACAGATAGATTACCTACTACATTAACATCACCTTTGATAGTACCATTAGTAAGGTATTTAATTACTTCCTTTACAACAGGAACTTCCTTTACAACAGGAACTTCCTTCACAACAGGAACTTCCTTCACTACCTCCTTGGTTACTACTTTCTCTGTTGTTATGTTGGCATTAAATACCTTTGCCAACCACTGAATAAATTTCTTCATAAGCTTTTATTGTATTATGTTGTTATTGAATAACGTTTGCATAATCAACCTCGTCTGACAAAGTTTTAACACCTGTGCCTATTAGAAGTCCCAACTCTTTCGCCTTAGCGAAGTCAAACTTATATGTAGTGCCGTTATAGTTGACATCTAAATATCCGTCCAAGAGGCTCAATCCTTTTGCAGACTGTATCCTAGTGGCGAAATAACACTGTTTAGAATTGGAATTTAATACAACCCATTCTGTCATGTAAACTTGAGTGAAATTACCACCAAAATGAATTGCATCTGTTTCTAGCGCTCCCCATAAAGCACATTTTGTACCAACAAACAAACCGTATCCATATTCTTTTCTAAGATACAATTTGTCAAAGGTTGCGCTATCAGCTGTGATACTCCTGAAAGTAAAGTCAAGATTATTACTTGTAGTAGCGTTATTACTTACACCAAGTGCAGTTATACCTCCAGTAGCATAGACTGAGCCGTTAATCTTGAAACACTTGTTTGCCGAATCCCAAGACAACGTGCCGCCATTGGAATCCGTGCCAAAATGTATTTGGTTTGAATTAACATCGAAGACATTGCTCTTGAAATCATAGTGCTTGCTATAATTGTCGGTATGAATCTTCGTTACATTGGCATCCAAATTTATCTCTCCATCAGACGATTCTTTCAGTCCATAACCAATATGGAGTGTATTGTTTGTGCGGTCAAGCATATTGCCATTGTTCATCCAAAGCTGAATAGAACCACCTCCAGCTGTACCCATTTTTATGTTGCCATTGATGTTATTAGTTCCATTAAAACTATTACCCCAAAGGTAAACTGAAGAAGCTAATTTATTAGCACTTACAGCATTTTCTGCATTATTAACTTTAATAGCTTTAACATTGTCTGTAAAACTTATTATATCATTAATTGAATGATTGTGAGATTTAGCTGCATAAGTAGTAGAAGCTTCTGTCTTAGTTAGATAACTACTTAAATCAACACTACCACCACCTGTACTAGACCCACCAGTAGCAGAAATCTTTATGACATTAGTATATTCCTTAACAACTGCTTCCAAGGTAACGTTGTTACCTGCCATAAATCCAATAGTATCAGCAGTTCCTAGGTCTATAGTTTCAAAAGAATAGTCAGAATGGGTGTTAAATAATTTAATTTTCTTTATTCTACTACTAGAACCACTTCCACCACCAGAAACTGAAATCTCATAACCTAAACCTACCTTTGATATAGAAAAACCACTTTTGAACTTTAAATATGCAGCAGAACTACCGTCATAAGTAATATAGTCAGTATCCGATGAACCATTGTATATAGTTAATGGATGGCTGGATGACGATGTACCACCACTTCCAGTAGGAGTTTTCCAAACGAAATCACTACCATCATAAGTCAGTACTTGACCATTAGCAGTAGGGAAAGGATTGTCACTATTAAGTTTTATAAGAAGAGTTCCCAAAGAAACACCACTGCCTCCCGATGTACCGCCACCACCGCTCCCTGCGTTGTCGCTCAAATTCTTCATATACTCGCAAAGGTCAACGAGGACACCGCCAACACGCAATGCTGTGTTCTCGCCCACCTGCGTAGCGTTCTTGACCGCTGCCGCCTGCTGTTTAATTTCGTCTATTGTTGCCATATATTAATCTCCTATTGAATGAATGTGTGCCCTCGTTCCTCGCTGTGCTTTCACTTCCCCTTTCGGGGTGAATGCCTTGAGGTATTCGAGTGCATCTGATAAATATCTTTCTGCCATATCCATGATGTCGTTGTATTGCTTGTTTCTTGATACATCTTGAACATGGTCTGAATAATCGTCTCTGTGGCGCATTCCACCTGCTCGGCTTACAATTGTGCCATCGGCACGGAAAAGCCTCGCATACGTGAAATAAGCGAGTGCCTTGCGTATTCCGCTGGTGTACTTCTGCACCTTGGTTTCGCCTTGGATGCAATCGCCCTCCTTCTTGGTGGTGTATTCTCCACCGTCCAGGAAGACCGCAGGCTGGAAATCGGGCAATACTGAATCACCCCACTCTCCCTGCTCGGTCGCTGCCTTGAAACGTTTCCACCCGATGGCTGGTATGATGTTCGTGTCCTCGCTTTCACGAATGTATGTGTTCACTTCATTCTCATCCAGGTGTGCGCTGGTCGGTCGTGCCAGTTCCCGGAACTGATCAACCGTTATAAGTTGTTTTCTTGTCTGTCCTCCCATGGCTCAATCAATTAATCTATCGTATTATTCCCTGCCAACTCGCTGCTGATATACTTCAACGGCTGCAGCTTGGGGTCTAGGTCCTGAATGGCTGGATCGTGCCAGTTCTTGAAAATCTTCTTGAAGGCTCGCTCAACGAAACGCTGTTCGGTCGTCACTTCGCCTGCATAGTATTCGTAGGCATCCTGCATAACTTGTCCGCTGAATCCAAGCTTTCCCATACGGATGGCATAGAAGAGTTCTTGGTGGAACTGTGCATAGATGCGTTCAATAACGCTGCTGTCGGTCACGGAAAACTCCTTGTCGAAGTTCCTTGTAGGGAAAGCAACAACCTTCGGTTCGTCTTCCTCGTTCTCCACCTCGACCGCAAGAATCTTCGCTGTGTTCTCGTCCCCCTGGAACTGCAAAAGGTCTTCATCGGAAATCATCTGTCCGCTCTCCACCTCTTCGCCTTCCTCGTTGAACTTAGGCACGCCCTTCTTGGTTACGAGCATACACGATACAAGGAAGTTGTTTCTCACGTTCCTCATCTTCACGTTGGCCAGTCCCTCATCGGTCGAAATCTCAGTGATGGCAGAATCGTAGCTGGCTGTCGGATAGATAAATTTCCCATCAAGGCTCTGCCACAGAATCTGTCCCTTGTAGCTGTCGATGCCGCCAGCGTTCTCAATCTGTTCAAAAACGATGTCTGGGTCGGGGTTGAATACGTTAATGCGCTCCACGGTCTTCTCATTCACAATCAACCGCTTTCCGTTCCTCGTTTTCTTCTGCTCCCAGTCGGGATGCAGCAAGACGTGCGCCACGTTTCCCTTGTCGTCCGTCTCTTCAAGGCGGCAATTCTCGAAGGGTACGTGGCTCACGCTCGACACCTGCCCTAAAACGTTGTAGTTAACATGAAGGGCAAACCCCCCAAAGCGTGCGAGGTCTTGCGTAACGTTCCGAAGCAAATCGTCTGCCGTGTCCCCCTGCCAGTTCATCGCTAACGCTGCGATAACATCGCTGTCAAAGCCGTAGCCTTCAATAAATCGGGCGTATCGGTTAAGGCAGAGCATTGCCGTTCCGCTGGCTTCCGTGATGCGTGCGAGGTTCTGCGGATATAGATTATCATATCCGTATGCCTGCATCTTGAATCGGCTGACGTAGCCAATATCAACCCTTCGCTTTGGCTTTTTAACTGTCTTAACGTTCATGCTTGTGTCGTTTTACTTGTTGTCTTGTTACTCTTCCTTGCCTGCTTTTTCGGCTTGGTCGACGTCTTCCTTCTTGTCGCTGCCTGCTGGCTGCTTGTTCTCGATGAGTTCCTCGCTGGGTATCTTCTGAAAGTAGCTCTCCATGTGTGGGTACTTCGTCAGATATTCATGCGCTACCTTGTCGGTCAGGTTCTCATTCGTAAAAATCTTACCATGGTAGAAATCCGGGCAGGAAATGATGAAGCCTGCCTTCATTGCGTAATTACATGTTTTTGGCATTGCCTTTTCTTTTTTGAGTTTTAGATAAATTTCGATTAAAGCATCGCGGTAACACTGCTGGCAGGTTGTCGGAACGAAACGCTTGCGTGTTACCTCGAAATATAGAGTTTCAATAACTGCCTTGTCGGTTGCATCAAAGGGGCTATCAAAACGTGCCTTCAACTCCCCGACCTTGGCTGTTGCTTCCTCGTAGGTCATGGCTTAACCTCCTACGGCTGCTGTTGTCAGACTGGCGTACTTGGCTGCCGTGGTCTCGCTGTCTGTGTCGAAGAAGAAATAAGCTGCCTTTGGTACACTCTCCTCTTCCAGCGTGATAAGCCAGCCGCCCTCGGTGTCGTCTGAGTACTTGTCGTTTTCGCCTGCGCTTGCCTTCAGTGCCTGCGCATATCCGAATACCTGGTACTCTGCCTTTCCGTCCGCTCCCTTAGAGAGGTTGCGCAGGATGATGACAAACTTTCCATTCGCCAATCCGTCAATGATATTTGCGCAAACATCGGGTGTATTTGCAAGCACCACGACTGCTACGGTGTTCTTCCAGCTGTTGCGGTACGTGCCAACGGTAAGTTCTGTCTTGGTTCCAGTGAATGGCTTGCTGCCCTCCTGCCGGATGGCGTATGCCTTCTTGCCAGTCTTCAAGACCAATGTGCTAATTGTATTACCAACGACAGCAGACTTGGTGAAGTCAATGTCGTCTCGGTTGATGATAAGTCCATCGCCCTCCAGTCCCTTCGTTACTTGGTCTACGCAAGGGATGATGATGTCCTGGGCGATAAGGCTCTCGCAAGTTGTTGCCATATTAATTCGTTTTAAATTGTTATATCCCCAACACCGTTTTGTGGGTGTTGAGGACTAATACTAAACTGAAAATTTGGAGCGATTAGTAAGCTGCATGGATCATGTTCTCTTCAAGGAGAGCCGTGCCAATCTTACCTGTAGCATAGAGATAGTTTCTGCGCTCCTTCTGGTCGAACCAGATGTCGAGGTCGCTGATGAGATTATCTGCATCTGTACCAACCATGAGGTGCTTAGGATTGCAGAATACCGCACGGTGTGGAAGGTTGACTGTCGTTGCGCCCTTCTCGTATGCTTTAATCATTCTGTCCCAAATGCCGACACGTGCAATCTTCACTCCGTTGTAGGTCGCTACTTCGAAGCCACCGAACAACTTTTCCCATGGCATAATGTCATGATAGGTCTTCTTGAGGTCGTATGTCAGTGCGTCAGCAAGCGAGCGTGTCATGAGCAATACGGAATCGCTGTCGTCAACGATACGTGTGTCTGCATCCATCAGGATGGTGTCTACAAGTGTAGTAGCCGCACCATTCTTGCGCAATGCAGAAACCTGCGCTGCTGCCGTGGCCTCGCTGTTGGCTGCGATGGCGGTATGGTTCTTTGTCGCTGTGGCTGTGAAGATGCGCTTGAACAGACCATCGCAGACGTTGAAATTACTGACATCTAATCCTGCTGTCAGCTTACCACCACCGCCACCTTCTTCACTTGCCAGTGCTGCTGCCTTGTCACCAAACCAGCCGAAACGCCAAATCATTTGCTCCATGGCTCGCAGGAGTGCATCGGAATAGATGGTCATGAAGTCGGTGCTGGTGAGGTCGCCAATGGCTGTACCAGTCTTCAATGAATACTCAGCGATGGTTCCCTTCAATGCCTCGTAGCAAATCTTAATAGGAATCTCCCACTGTCCGAGTTCCCAACGATTCTGAGAGTTGGCGATGCCCTTCTCTTCATAGGTAGGGTCGCAACCGCCACCCTTCTTACCGACCATTTCCATCTCTCCGAGAAGAGCAATAGGATCTTTCTCTTTGACCTTCTGAATGTTCACGAATGAAGAGAAATCTTCATCGTTGTAGAAGGTTTCCTGCACGGCATCCTTGATGCTTGCGAGGTTTTCTGGCTGGAGTTTAAGGTTCTCCAGTTGCTGTTTTGTAAATCCTGCCATTATTTTCTTCTGATTTAATGGGTTAATACTTGTTACTTCTTGCCCTTTTTGTGGAGCTTTGCAAGTCTCTCCTTGATGGCGTTCTTGCCTTCCTCAACTGAGTTCACGTTGTCGCCTGCACCCTTGCCGCTTGGCTGTCGCTGTGCTGGCTGGTAGTGGCTGCTGTAGCCTGCCAGCACCTTCTCAGCACCGCCTGCCATCTTCACGGCATTCAGGATGCGCATGTCTTCCTTGCTCTTCGCAAGTTTCTGCTCGCCTTCCAGCTGTGCCTTGGTGTCGTTCAACTGCTGTTTGAGTGCTACTACCTGCTGCTGCAACTTGGCTACGGTGTCGTCGGTGCTTGATGCGCTGCCGCCTTCACCGCCCTCATTGCCTTCACCGCCCTCATTTCCGGTGTCGTCTGCTGTCTTAATGTCGGTAATTACACCGTCCTCGACAACGATTGTCTTGCCATCGGGCATTTCAAATGTTCCGTCCGGACTTGCCTTGTCGCCAACTTGCGGATCTCCCTCTTCACGCTCAACGGTCAGTGTCTGTCCGTCAGCTGTGTTGAGTTCCATAGCTTTTGGCTCTACCTTGGCTTGTGGCTCTGCCACCGCCTGCTCTGCTTCCTCCAGTGTCTTCACGCCCAACTTGGCGAGAATCTTGTCGAGGAGAGAAGCCTTTACTTCTGTTTTATTCTCCATTGCTTTTGGATTTTGTTGTTTTGAATTAATGAAATTTTCTATGTTGCGCTTTGATGTGCTTGCGCTGATTGGTGCAACGGTGCTGCTAATAAGACCTAGGCGCAAAGCTTCGCTGGTGCTGATGAAGATGTCCTTATCCATCAAGGCTTGTATCTCTTCACGGTCGCACTCGCACCGCTCCACGTATGCGTCCACCATCTTATCCTGCCACATCTGCATTTCCTCGCTCTGGTTCTTCAAGTCCTTTGCGTTCAGCTGGTCGCCAAGACACCAGCCAGGAACCCACGGATTGTGCAGGAGGAAGGCTGCGTTCTCGTATGCCTTGCGGCTCTCCTTTGGTGCTGCGAGCATGATGATTGTGGCCATAGATGCTGCCTTGCCCTCCACGGTGCAGGTTATCTTCTTGCCGCTCTGTCTCAGTCGGTCGTAAATCGCCCAGCCTTCGACTACAGAGCCGCCATTGCAGAAGATGCGCATATCGATGGTATCATCGTCTTTCGGTATGCTTGCCGCAAAAACATCTATATCTTGAAAACACACGCAGTCACCACCCCACCATTGATACCAAAACTTGTTGTCTTTGCTGTCGATGTCGTTGTATATTCTGAGTTTTGCCATTGAAACGTGATTTTTAAGTTTTAAAACGCTGCAAAGATACGATATTTTTCAATATGCTTATTTCGTAAACAGTTAATTTTTCTAAACAAGTCAAAATTTTGCGTTCTAAGCGGCTTTTACTTCCTTGGGTGTATAACTTTACCACCTTTGACCAAAAACCGCTAAGAACGCAAATCTTGATGAAATAACAACACCATTAGAACCTGCTGATATTCTCTATCGTCTGCACTCTACGCTGGGTGCGGTTTATCTCCTCAACGCTCACTACTGGCTGAGGAGCCATCTGATACCCTCTGGCTACAGCTGCCGCCAGCATATCCATGCCGATGTTGCTGCCTCCGTTGTTTGCTACGATAGGCACACCACCGCCAAGCTGGTTGAATGCGGATAATATCGGACTGAACATCGATGTCGCCTTGGCGGTCATTACGCTCTCGCCATTTGATAGCCTTGCCGGGATGCTGTCGCTCGTTCCAGTGCCTGCTCCCTGCACATATCCACCAACAGAAAAACCCTTTACGAGTGCTTTTGCTCCTGCAAAGGCTGCCTTGATAAGTACCATCAACGCAGCTGCACTCGCAACACCTCCCCACGACTTGCTTGCAATCTCCTTGGCGAGGATTTGAGCATAGTAAGCGTTAACAGCTATCTCGATTGCGTCAAGTATTGATGTCAGCATCGATTTAAGGAAGGAGTGCAGTGATTTATCCTCGTTCTCGAAGAACTCGGACAGACCGTCTCCCATGGTCTGTATCATATCGCTCATCATTTTCAGTTGATCTTCCTGCAAAGCTGCCTTTTTCTTGTTTGCTTCCTCTTGCTCCTTGACTTCTTCATCGCTCAAATCCTTCTGTAGCTGCTCCTGCACGGCTGCATAGTCCTTGTAGGCGTCCATCTTGCTCTGAAGGAAAGCCTTGTATCTCTCCAGCTTTGCGGCATCGTCTTCCTCTCCAGTGCCACCGTTCATGATGTCCGCATCCCTTCGTTTCTTCTCTGCTTCCTCAAACTCCTTGTTGATTTCGTCAACAATCTCCTTGGCTTGGTTCTTCAAGTCCGCTTTTGCTTTTATCATGATGTCGAGAAGTTTTGCCTGCATTTCCTGCGCCTTTTCCGCTCCGATTTGCCCTGCCTCCACGTATGAGTTAATGCTTCTTGTCACCATGTCCTTCTCCAGCTGTTCGAGGTCGTTGCTGTAGTCTCGCTCGTTGTCGTACATACCTGCGAGGTATCGCTTCTTTGCGGCCATTACTTGCTCGTTGTACTGGAACTGGATAAGTGCAATCTGCGACTGCAATTCCTTTTCCTGCTTCTTCCTGCGCTCTGCTTCTGCCTTGGCTTCCGCTTCTTCCTTTGCTCTCTGCGTCTTAGTCTTGGTGGTGCTGCCCTTGCCATTGGTGGTGCTGCCCTTTGTGGTGCTGCCCTTGGCTGCTGCTGGTGTCGTTCCCTTGTTTCCGTTCACTTGCTCGCTGCTGGTCGCTCCACCGTTCACGCCAACTAATTTCAAATGTTCAAGCCTTCCGTTAACGGTGTTCTCGAATCCGTCAGCGAAGGAATTGCCTATCTCTACGCCAGCGTTCTTGATGTCGTGCCATACTTCCTTGATAGTGCCGGATAAGTCAAACATCTCCTTGAATCCCTTCTGTGCCTTGGAAAGGTCGAAAGTCACGATACCTTCGAGAATATCAAGCATACCCTTTGCTTGAAAGCCCATCCTCTTGAATGCGTCTATTACAAGATTGCATACGAGTTTGACTGCGTTCCACATTAAGCGGAAATTTATGCCGATCGCATTGATTAACCCTCGAAACAGAAGGCTCTCATTGTACCAGTCGATGAAGTAGTTGATTGCCTGCACAACTCCCTTGATAACTGCCGTAAGTGATTTCTTCGCAATCGTTGACAACTGAGCCTTCATGGTCTCGAATCCACCCCCGGTGAAATCAAACAATGAAGCCATTGCGTCCTGCAATTCCTTGGTTGCGTTCAATTCGTCTTCTTGCGCCTTGGCGATATCCCCGGACTTCGCCTTCACTTTATCCATGTTCAACTCAACGTCACCGAGCATCTCAATATATGCCAATCCGGCATCCTCTCCCGGACCACCGAAGATGTTGGCAATTGCGCTGCCTACAGCAGCACTTGACTGTGGAAGTTCCTTCAACTTATTAGCCACCTCTTGCATAACCTGGAATGTGGTCTTGCTTCCGTTCTGCAAGTCCTTTTGAACTTGCTTGGAAGAAATACCTATTCCGTCAAGCGCAGCAGCCGTAGCGGTTGTCATTTCTCGCAGTCGTAGATTTCCTTCCTTGATGGTATCAACACCTTTGTCGCTGAAGATTCCCTCCTTGGTCGCTTGCGTTGATATTGCCACCATTTCTTCTGCATTCAGTCCGGCTTCCTTGAAGTATCTCGGGTATTCTTTAATCGTGTCGAGAAACTCACCGTTTGCGTTTGCACCGCTCACCAGTCCGTCCTGCATAATCTTCAAACTCTCAGAAACGGAAATGCCGAAAGCCTTGCTCATTGTATTAGCAGACTGCATAGTCTCCTTAAAGTCCAACCCGAAGGTGTCGGATACCGCAAGAACCTCGTTGCGCACGGATTTCATCTCGTTTCCAGTCAAGCCAGTGAACTGCTGCGTCAGTCGTGTGGCTTCCATCAATCCCTTGTTGTAGTCATAGAACCATTTGAAAGCCATTCCGACACCTGCCACACCTGCAATGGCGAGGAAATAAGGGTTTGTCAATAAGGAAAGAGCCGTATTTTTCAACGCACCAAACTTTACACTTAGGTCTTCCACGGACTTTCCCATTTCCATGACCTTTCCGATTCCAGTATCATCAACAACATCAAAACCGAAAAACTCGGTGTTCTGTAGGTCGTCAGCCGCCTTCATCATGGAATCGTAATAGCTGCCGACACTGCGCTGAAATCTTCCAGTAGCCTCCTCAGCCTCTTTCAGCTCCTCTATCAAGTCTTGGATATGCTCCTGCATCTTCTGCCCCTTGGAACTATCACGCTCGGCACGGCTCATCTCATCGTAAGCCTTGGTGGCATTTGAAAGCTGGGCACGCAGCTGCTTCAAGCTGCCTTCCTGCTCGTTCTCTGTGCGCACGTTGTTCTGGATCTCCTTTCGCAAGGCACGCACGTTGTACTGGTACTCCTTGATGGTTGCGTTGATGGCTTCCGTCTGCACCTTCATCTCGTTGGTCGTGATGGTCTTGTCTTTTTCCTGCTGCTGCAAGTCCTTGATGGATTGCTTTAGCTGGTCTATTTTTTCCTTGTATCTGATGATGCCATAGATTGCATCCTCGTACTTGACCTTGATATCAAGTATCTGCTGTTTGTCTTCACTTACCATAGTCCGTTCTTTTTAATTGTTCAACTCTATCATTGTAACCTCGCAGTATCCGCTGCTTGTTGTCTTGACTTCAAGAACAGCAAAATACGCTCCGTACTGGGCAAGGTACACTGGCTTCGTTTCGTCTAAGTTCAGTATCTCCAAATCCGAAAGGTTGAAACGCTCCGTTATCTGGTGTGGGTTCGCCACCGTCTTTCTCAACTTTTTCAACTTGTTGTCGAAGATGTCCTGAAGGTTGATGTTAAAAGCCAATTCCGCATATCCGGCATCGTTCTTCGTTAGGTTCACTATTCGGTCTTTACATGCCTTGTATTTCGTTGCGACTTGTGTAGTTATCGTTGTTCCGCTGCTGCCAAAGTGACTTTGCACACTCTCCCACTCGTATATCGGTATGCGGTCTCCGTCAGTGGCTGCGAATGGCAGCGTACAGACGTCCTGCGTATATTCCAGCGTCTTGTTGTCTATCGTCATATCCGCATCATGCTGCTGATATACGGTGTCGTCTTCCTTCCACTTGTAGATATTGTGCTGACAGTAGTCCTCTACGCTGAAATCGGTCTGCCTTGGATGGTTGCTGGCTTCGCTCGGGATGAGCTTCTTCGTCCAGTCCACCGCTTGCGCCTTGTCTTCCCAAAGGTTCACGATGTCTGCAAACGTAAGTGTTTCACCGATAAACCGCTGGCTTGGAAACGTTGATGTCAGAATGCAGATACACTTCAAAAAATCCGTTACCTTGATGTCGGGCAGGTTCTTGCCGATAGGGAAATTACCTCCGTAGGGTACTTCATCGCTCTGACTGATGCTTGCAGAAATGCGTCCGTTGTAACACTTCAATCCTCTTAATCTCTGGTTTTTAGGGTGTTTCATCTCAAAGGTTACGATGTCGCCCTCTTCCAGATCAATTTCCCCTCGTCCTGCTACAAGGTGTATAAATCTGCCGTTTACCTTATTCGATTCATAATCAGTCACATATTTTCCAGACGATTCATCCTGCTGCAACCCTGCAATGTACAGAGTTTCTGTTTCGTTTCCATCATTATTTCGATGTTTAACCTTCATCTCGATGTAATTCGGTGGATATGAGTAGAACGCCTGCAACTCAGTACTCCCATCACCGAAGCTCCATGATTTGTGTCCGCTTGGATTTACTTTCGATGCGTCCCACGACCAGTTCATCTGCACGTCAAAAATCATCGTGCAGGCAATCTTTACATTCAGCTGGCTGTATCTGTGCCCAATCTCCAGCCCATCGAATACCTCCGATAGACTCGTTAGTTGGAAATCGAGAATACCGAGGTTCTCTGTTTGGAAAAAAGTGCCCTCTAAGCTTCCTACAACCGTCTGCGCATCTGCCTTCCTTGTAATCAACGGGACAGCAAGCCCCTTGATGATTTCTTTCGCTCGATTGCTCCATCCGAAAGCCACCCCGGTCTGTGCCGTAATGAGGTCTATGATATACTGTGCCGTGACGCTTGGCTGGATTGTTCCATTGCTCCAGGAACTACCAAAAGAGCCACCTCCACCAAAAGAGCCGCCTCCGTCAAACGTGCCAGTGCTCGCTCTCGCCCGGCTCTCAGTCTCGCTCTCAACTTGAATGGTCGTACCAGTGCTGTATTCCTTGATTGCGTTTATGACAAGCCACTCTGCCGTGGCTGGTGCTTGCAGGTCCACATCGATAGGCATACTCTCGCTTGTGTACTTCACGCTGTACGCTCCGCTCGAATGCACTTGAGATAACTTACCGTCCGATAGATAATAAGCCGCCACACCCGTGCTTAACGCCATATTTATCATCTTATCTACCGAAGGTTTGATGTATATTAGAATACCGGAAGGCTTGCTCTTTACCACGTTGAACTCTGTTTCTCCGGCTGCATTTATCTCATACGTTCCCCATGGTGTTGTCTCTCCGGTCTCCTTGTTCATTGCTCCGTATTCTACAGAGCCTGCCTTCTCTGCTCGAACCCTGATGGATATTGTCTCCATGGCCACGCTCGTTTCGATATTGGCGATGCACGCTCCTGCATCCACGAACGTTCCGAGAATATGATCTGGAGCTGGTAGTGACGGATAGGTCTCTACTTCTGTCTTCCCGGCATCATCGGCAAGGCTAAGAACGTTCTTGTTGGTGTCGAGTATTGCCCAGGTTCGATAGTCTCCCTTTCCCAACACTTTACTGATGGTGGCTCTCATTCCAGCCTCGAAAGGTATGATTGCGCACCTGTAGGTCTCATCGGTCAACACCTCGCCCGACACGTACTTCCCGACCTCTGTTCCTGTTCTTATCTTACCGCCAACGAGTGAATATGTCGTGTTGCTGTTCCCTCCAACGTTGCGGTCATAGCCCTGCCACTCCTCGCTTGATGTCTTGACCGCTGCCGTTTCGTATCTTCCATAGAATACTCCCTCCGATATTGCCTTCTCGTAGGTGTAGGAGCTGTTGTTTCTGTTGAACCGCAGATACTTCGTGCAATTCAACTCGTTCAGCTTCAAATCTGACGATTGCAGCGTTGCCAATGCTTGAAACAATCCCCAATAAATCGAAATTTCGATGGTTTCCTTGACGCTCAGGACGCTTGCCCTTCCGTTGTGGATAATCTCCAGTCCGTTACGGAAATAACGTGCTGTGTGTAAAATATAGGGGTATTTGCTGCTTGTGCTCGGTTTCCCTGCAAACTCCAGCACAGCCATATTGTGCGCTGTCTTTGGCAGGTTGATGGTGTATGTCGTGTTGGCGGTCATTTTCGTGATGTCACGAAAAAGGTTGCTCTTGATGTCGAGCGTGATTGCTGTTTCCTCGCTCATATCCATCAAGATGCCATCGATGTAAAGTTGCTGGTCTGTCATAGCTGCTGAATCTGTGTATTGTTAATAACCAGGTTGCAGACGAAATCCTGCAACTCTGCCGTTGTCTTTGTGTACGTTCCTGCCTTAATTGTCACACTCTGCCACTTGTCGCCACCGAGGTACATATCAACGACTGGGCTGCTTGCCAAGTCTTGCAGAAAATCGTACGTCTCGCTATCTACCAATGGTGCGCAAAGCGGTATGGTGTCCTCTCTGCCGTAGCCCTGCCTTCTTCCGTTCGCTCCGAGGTAGCCGAATATTGTATCGTCATACTCTCCGAGGTTGTTGCGCATGAAGCTGGTGTCGCTGCTTATCGCCCTGCTCTCATCGCCTTGCGTGAATAGCCAGTATCGATAGAAGCCGTGACGATCAACCCAACGCAGGTAGATACCCTTCTCCGTGTTGTCGGTCTTGATGGCTGCCAGTTCCGTGTACATGCCGCTGGTCTTCAAGTAAAAAGTGAAGTCGAAGGTCGTGTCGAAAGTCGCCTGCTGCTTTCCATCATAGTCCTTGATTGAGTAGGATTTCGCTCCTGCCTTCAGAACCTTGCTGGTAATCTCGAAAATACCCTGCCCTGCGAGGTCTATATGCTTATTTGTAGCCCTTCCGTCCGCATACACAAGAAGGCTGGTTTCCTCGCTGATGTATAGACCGAAGGAGAATGGAAAGTTCGTGAACCATGTAAGCGTCTTTCTTGCGTTCCACGTCTCTCCTGCCCTCATCGCTCCCCAAACGTAGAAGGTCGTGTAGCTGAATGTTGCAAGGTCGCTCCCCTCGCTGTTCTTGACCTTCACGGAAATATCGAACACTGCCCCGAGGTTACTCTTCTGGCTCTCCCTGCTGTAGTCGATGTTTCCGAAGCTGATGCCATCGAAGAGTGCCTGCACATATTCCCGATAGTCCATGATGCAATTATCCGCAAACGCTTCCACGCTGTACGTGTACGTCTTCGTCTCCCTGCTGATGGTTGCCTCTATACTCGCAACACCCGAGCCGCTCGCCTTGATGATGCAGGGAAGGAAAGCGAAGCCTACAGCGTCCGCATACTTAATCATGATGCCGTTTTTCGTTGTCTGTCTCATACCGTCTCATTGTTTAGTTTGATACTTCCCACCGACTGGTGGATTAAGAAAATAAGTCTCTGCCCTAACCGCTTCATCGTATCGGGCACAACGTTGCTGTACACGTCAGCCCTGCCGCCAGTCCGGTGCAGCTTAGAACCCTTGCTGGCGATGGTGTGGGCGATGGCTCCTGCCATGCTCATATCGCCACGCTCTTGCGGTGTGTACTTGTGCTGACGCTTGGTTTTGTAGGGGATAGGTCTGCCGTGCAGTCCCTTGTCCTTCATCCACTGCCGGATGATGCTACGGAAGCCGTATGGTATCTTTCCTGCCCTTCGTCCTGTCTCAAGTACACCGAATGGCTTGTGTCCCCAGAGGATGGTCTCATCCTCGCTGGGCTGCTCCACCTTTAGGCTGGCGATGGTGCGCCCCGATGCGTTCTGCCCATTGATCCTGATGTGGTTGATGATAAGCTGCCTTGCTCTCTCAACTTCCTCACGCATGATGATCGATGCCGCCTTGGGGTCGAATTGAATACCTCCCTTGCTCATACCTCACACCCTCCTATGCTCTGTGTCAGTTGCAGGGAGTACATCACGCCCGAAACAATCGTGCTCAAACGCTCGATGATGGTCTCGTAGTACTGCTGCCCTTCCAATGGTTCGAACAGGTGCGACTGGTTGATGGCTCGTATCATTCTCGCCCCTGCCATCTTCATTCGGTCGATGCACTCTCCGTTGTCTTCTCCTTCCGCTTCCCTCGGTACGGTGTCGAGATAAGCCAGGGCAACGTTTACGGTGTCGTATACCCTGCCGTTTCGTATCTCTGTCGTACCACTGGCTGGGATGATGCACACGATGGCTGGGTAGCTCAGTTTCTCCAGCTTGGTGTCTGCTGTGTCCCAGTCCTCGAAAAGGTAGGTGTAGTCCGGTAGCGTGTCTGCTGCCAGCTGCTTCAATGTTTCTCTGATTGTTGCCATAATTATCTGGATTTTCGTTTCATTTCTTCCGCTTGCAACTTCTGCAGGTTCCGCTCGTACACGCTTCTCTTGTTGTCCATCTCCATGCACTTGTAGATGCGAAGCCACGGTGTCTTCAACACTTGGTCGTGGTCGCTGATACCCATCCTTACCGCATACCAGTCCAGCATGCCGAACAGTCCGAATCGCAGGGTGTCGATGCCTGCCTCCTTCTCCAGTCTCGTTGGCTTCGCTGTGTCGGTGCTCTCGAAGAGCTTGTTGATGCGCTCCACCTCTGATGTTACCCATCCGATGAGCATAACGACATCAACCGCCCTTGCCTGCTCCACTTCCTTGTGGCTCAGACCGAGGACGGTTGTCACTATCTGATACAGACTTTCTTCGCTGTCTGATAGCTGGGAAAGGTCAATCAGCTGCCCGATGGATAGCTGGTTGAGATTGTCGGGCACTTGTTTCTCCCCGACAAAAGCTGGTCGTGGCTGCTTGCCGATTTTGTAGCTTGTGTGCCTTGCCACTGCCAGCCAGTACTTGAATGTAGTGTTCTTATCCATACGCTTTATAATTTTGTCGTAGTTATTGTCTCAATACGTGCGCCTTAGCCGTTCCGTGGCTCGCTACGGATAACTTCTTCAAGGCTACGTATCGTATTGCGTCTATGCCGTGGTTGAATGCGTCTATAGGCTGGTTCGTGGTCTCTCCATCCCTTGACTTCTTCCACTTGTATTGCTGCATGTTCTCGATGATGCCGTGGCTTCGTCTGGTTATGTTGATGCGGAAACGCTTCAAGATGTCGATGCCGTTGTTGATGCTGTCCTTGCCCTTTGTGCTTGGTATTATCCACAACCCTTGGTTGTGAATCTCCTGAATGCTCTTTGGCTCTGCCGAATCTGCAATGATGAGGTCTCGTTTTGTCCGTCCGTTTTCCTTGCAGCGGTCTGCGATGTCTTGGTTCGTAAGTCCCGGCTGGTAGATTTCCTCGTCCACCCACAACTCTCCGTGAGCCAAGATGAGGTGCTCCAGTGCCGTTGGGTCATTGGTGAATCCGAAGTCCAACCCCCAGCAATCCATCTTCCACTCCTCGCGTGGTGGCAGCTTGTCAACGATGCCCCAGTTGGTGAAGATAAGCCCGGTTATCTTTCCGGTCAGTCCTCTTGCATAAACTCTCCACAGTTCGGGGTCGTCAATCTCTTCAATTTTCTTATGCTCCTGCTCAGTCAGGAATCGGTTGTTTCGGTGGTCGCTTAGGATCAAGCGGCAGTCATCCCTGCCGATGATGTTGTTGTGTACCCAGAACCTTGCAGAAGGGTTGTAGTCGATGAACACCTGCTTTCGGGTTCGGATGGCAAGCTGCCAAAACACTTCGTATGGCACACCGTTCGCCTCGTTCACGAACAGGTAGTCTCGCTTACCGTTCTTTGCATCCTGCGCATCTTGGTAACTCTTGAACTCGATGATTGAGCCGTTCTTCCCTCTGTAGCTGCTGTCGCTCTTGTTGTTCTTGAACCAGTCCAGAAGCTCTGCCCTTGTGTGCAGGATGGTGTCGAGGTCTCGCATGGCTCCCACCTTCAAGTTCGGGAGGTCTTGACCGCACACCGTGATAATTGCCATGGGGTGTTCAAAAGAAAGCACTATAAGACGCTGCATAATGGTGTATGTCTTCCCCGAGGACGTGCCTCCTTGGTTCACGAGAAACCTTGGCTTCACGTCCGCATTCGGGGCATACAACTCACCAATAACGTCAAATAGTGCCATTCTTCAAACAATAAAACTTAAAACAAAAATTATGGTAAAATTATTCTTTATCCAATCCTTCACGCTCTATTACTTCCTGCTCGCTGGATGCACACTGGTGTCCAGAGTTGATGTAGCGTACCTCGATGCCGCCTTGTAAGCCTGCGTTCAGGTCGAGCACGACCTTATCCAGTCCGAGCAGCTTGCAAATCTGCGTCTCAGCCTTGATGATGATGTCGAGGTAGCGTGGTTCTCCGAATCCTCGCTTCTCGGCATCGTACATTATCGCCTTGACGGTCTCGATTGAAATCTGCCTTCCTTGCTCATCTCGGAGTGGCAGTCCATGCTGTGTTGATTTCTGCACGTGGTAGTCTTCCTTGGACTTCTCCCAGGCTTCCCACGCTTCACGTATTACCAGCTTCAACCTTGCCACCTCGCTGGTTATCTTTTCGTCTGTGTCGGTCAGTCTTTCTTCCCTCCACTCCTTCAATAGCCGCTGAATGTCGCAGTGCGCTTGATTATATTTCGGTCTGTCGAGACGCTTGCGAACCTCTGCCGTGATTTCTCGCTCCGTCCATCCCTTGCGGTATAAGGGTGCGATAATCTGCAAGCGGTTTTCGATGTCGATTTTCTGCGCTCGATGCTTGTTGTTATTACCTTGTGGCATATTTTGATTTCTTGAAATTTATTTGATTTTTTATAAAAATTCAACTTGAAAAACTTGCATATTTCAAATAAATTTCGTATCTTTGCAAACGTAATAAGGGAAGAGTCCTTATTTACTGAAACCCTCCGAGGATGAGGGAAAAGTAAAATGAAATCCCAAAGTCTTATGAACGTACTGAAAATTTCATTTAAGATTTGGAAAATAGAAATCTTATCATTTACGATTAGATTATTCTAAGATCCAAGGGGTGGTGCTCGAACCACCACCCCACTTTGGGATTTCGTTTGCAAATTTACGAATTATTTTTCATATCACCAAATTTTTAACATTATGAGTACTACGAATGAAACTACCTCCAAATCTTGGGGAGGTGCTCGCAAGGGTGCAGGGCGAATGAAGAAATACGCTGCAACATTCTATTTCGGTGCTACCGAGGACGTGGCTGGAATCTTGGCAGGGGTCGATAAGAAAGACCGCAGCGGCTTCATCAACCAGTGTATTCTCAAAGCGATGGGCAGGGGTTAATCTCCTGCCTTTTTCGTTTCCGCTCCCTTGGAGGTTATTTTGTGCGAATTTTGCGTGTGTGCCGCTCTTTCTGCAAACTGGTGTAGTTTATCAACCTTGAAGAGAAAAGCCGACACATCGAAACTATTCGCCATGCTTCTTAAACTCGTCTATCTTGACTGCATTCTCTCCAGTCAGCTTTTCCCAGCGTGCAATGATAACATCGCAATAATGTGGGTCGAGCTCCATCAAGAACGCATTGCGGTTTAACTGCTCGGCTGCGATAAGCGTTGTGCCACTACCACCGAACCCGTCATATACATTCCAACCTTCCTTTGTGCTATTGCCCATCAAATAAGCAAAAAGCGGCACTGGCTTCATCGTAGGGTGTTCCCTTGATACCTTAGGCCGAGCCATATCAATAACCGTTGTCTGCGCTCTGTCGTTGAACCAATTGTGCGCACCTCCATTTTTCCACCCATAAAGACACGGCTCATGTTTCCACTGGTAGTCCTGCCGCCCGAGACAAAGCGAATCCTTGTTCCATATCAATGTCTCACGTAGCTCCAAATCTTTCGTGCTCATTAAAGCCTCTCTGAACCACATCGAATAATTGTCGCTGTGGAAAATATAGAAAGCAGCCCCCTTCTCCATGGTTTCTTCTGCTGCCAAAAAAGCAGCCGACAGGAAATCCCGGAACTTGTCATTGTCCATTTTGTCGTTCTTGACCGTCAGCCCATCTGTTCTATGCTTTCTCTTGCTCATCATAGCAGAGCCTTCGTAACCATAGCCAACATTGTATGGAGGGTCTGTAAGATACAGATTAACCACTTGCTCCCCCATAAGGAACTTGACCTGCTCTGCATCCGTGGAGTCACCACACATAAGGCGATGTTTTCCGAGTTGCCACAGTTCGCATTCCTTGCACCGCTGTGGGATTTTCTCTGTATCCTCATCAAACTCATCGTCCTTTGCCTCCTTCTGATCCTCGTCTGCCTGCTCTCCATTCTTCAATGAATCAGGACTCATCCACCCTTGCAGCTGCCAGTCTTGAATGCCCCAGTCCTTCAAGAGGTCGGTATTCCACTGGTTGTTCAACGTATCAACGTCCCAGTCTCCGAAGCCTGCATTATCCTTGATGATGAATTCTTTCTTCTGTGCTTCCGTGAGGTCTGATGCCTTGACGATGGTTGCAGTCGGCTGCTCCTTCCACAGGCTCCAGTAGTTTGCGATTGCCAGCTTCTCTGCATCGGTAAGACGCTGGTCTGTGTCGAGAACGTCCATGATGGCTTCCGGTGTCATGCTCACGATGTGGCAGAGTGCCCTCGTTCTCATATTGCCACCCAGTGCCTTGTATGTCTCATCCACGACTATCGGGCGAAGCTGGAGCATCTTAGGGAAGACGAGGATGCTCTTGACCAGCTTTTGGAAGTTCGCCTCAGTTATGGTTCTCGGGTTCGCTTCGTTCTCGCTGACCCTTGATAGTGCGATTTCTTCTGTTTTCATATTCTTTTTGTTTTAAGTTCAAAATACTGCTTATTTGATAAACATTGTCGCAAAGATACGACTTTTTCGCTTTAGTTGTTCGTTCTTCGTGAAATTTTAACTTTTCGCAACTATTCGTTTTTTCTCATCCATCAAAGGCTCTGATGGTCTTCTGCGGGGTTGTCTGTGGTTTCTTTGGCTTGACCTTGACCGAGTATCCTGCACACACCCAGGCGAGGAGTAGTGCGTCTCTCTGGTCTTGGTTCATTCTCGGCATCTTTCCGTCTGAACTCATGAAGTAGGCGATTTCGTCTTGTGTTATTTTTCCGTCCTTTCCCTTCCAGCACTTCTTTAAAGGCTTGATAATCTCGTAGGGTATATTGTAATGCTTGCAGCACTCAACGATGAGAATTCCGGTCTGATGGTTCATTCCAGTTGATCGTCCGATTGCTGCTGCCTTGACTGCACTCATGAACCGATTAAGCACATGCCAGTTGCTCTTGTTGAGCCAGCCGCCTTCAATAACGACCTTTACCTTCTTGCGGCTTTCATTCATTGCCCTTAGGTAATCTATCAAAGCAGGGAAGTTCATCTTGTAGGCTAAGAATTTTCTATCGTCATATACTGCACCGACACCGCTTTCCTGGTTGTCTGGGTCGATTCCAATTATAACTGTTCCTTTTTCCATTTTGTTTTATTTTTGTTTTTCTTTTTATTTTGTTATTTTCTTGAAATTTTCGTTCTAAGCCGTTATATCTGTGTCTGTGGGTAGTTGTTCGGGGTGCGGAATCCTACGTGCGTGTGCGCTTGTGTGCGCTTGTGCGCTAGCTCCCTACTATTCCTATCCTCTACCCTATAGTCCCTTCTCCTTTCATCGTCTTGCTGGCTTGAAACAGAAAAATAGAGGGAATGCCTGTCGATTTGCAAATAGATGAATATCTTATAACGGAACGAGTTTATTATGCAAGCACTCCCTCTTTGGATCTGTTACTTCATGTTCCACCTCGCTTTCTTTGTTTAGAGTGGGCAGCGTTGATGGTCTGCCCAGCTGGTTAAATACTTATTTTCTGTGATTCAAGGATTGCTCCTTCTTCTTTCTTCCAATTGCATTCCTTGATGTCTTGATGTTCTACATATTGCCTGCGAGGTGGGCAGTACCTGCCGTTGATGCAGTTTCGCCCTCCCTCGCAAGCCTTGCACAGTTCGCTCGCCATAGGCTCTCTATAATGGGTCTGACGTGAAGGCAAGGTGCTCATTGCCCTCAAATGGAATACAGTAAACAAAGTTTGCTGCTGCACCGATGTGGATAGTCAAGACGGCGTATCTACTCGAAAACTTCTCTCCACGATCACGAACAAAGAACGCTGGAACCCAATCGGATTCCTTTCTGCTCCTAACCAGCACCTTGTCGAAAGGCTTGAAGTCTGGCTGCTCCTTCACTCCCTTCTTCCAGATAGAGTAATGCTTTTCGAACAGTTCAATTTCGTTCTCTGTTGCTTCTCGCAGTTCCTCATGTACGCTGATTCTCAGGTCGAAGGCTTGGTCGGTAACGAACTTCTCGTTCTCGATTTCGTACTGGTTTCCGAATGTCAAAGTGTCCTTGCTTTCGTTCTTTCCGATAAGCTCGCCAATAACGGTTACATTGCCATCCTCGTCTTCCTCATCAAAAACGTAGAGTTTGCCGATTTCAAACGCTTGTTTCTCCGGCTTCTCAATCTCCAGAGTTTCACGGTTCAACTTACCACCCAAGCGTTCCTCGATGGTGTTGATGTAGGACTGAGCGGCATCCTCTGTTTCAATATTGAAGTTAAAAGTAGAATATTCTCCTTCATCTTGATAGTGAAGATTTTCATCTATGCTATCTAAATGGTGTTTCCCAACAAATGACTGATAAGTGTCACTTCTGAAACTCTCAAAGATAACTTCAATTTTTCCATTATTACTTACTAACACATCGCCCTTCTTCCAGGCGAATTTACTCCAGTCTCTCATTTCTTTGGATGGGAAAAGCAGGGCTTCTCCTCCCTTCATCCATTTGCCGTGCTTGTCGAAGGAGTAAGCTCCGTTCTCATTCTCAGTCCAGATTGCTCTCGATTTCTCCTTGTCTGCTTCAACTGAAGTGAACTCAACATTTCCGCACATTGGCGTGTAAAGTGGGGTGCCATCTGGCATGCCCTTCAAAATCTCATAAATATCAATATCTTTCTGTTCCATAACTGAATATTTTTTATTGTTTGTTGTTTTCTTCTTCTGCCTCGATGGCACGGAATATCTCGTAAGCCACTTGTGGCACCCAGGCATTGCCGTAAGCCTTTATGGATTCTTGTCGCCACTTTGGGAAAGAAATGGTAAGGCTGTCCACATCAAAGGGAATCCCATCATTTCCTCTACAAACAGGGGATTGAGTTGGGAAGTGCTTCCAGTGACCTTCTTCACAGTGTCGGGCAAAGTCTCGCCATACACATTTCCGTTCACTTTCTTCACCCCAGGATTGGTACATCCCTTCCAGTCTCTCGCTGATGGCGTGGGCATCATGCCGTTGAAGTCGAGAAAGTCGGTCAGCCCATTCGGACGAAGTGCTCCATTCTTTCGGCTGTACATCCCTTTTGCACCCTGTTCTTTCAGTCCCTTCACTCGGTTGGAGTGTTTTACCTCCATTGCCGTAGGAGTGGGAAGAAGACCATTGACCGCTAAGGCTGTTAGACCTTGCCCCATCTGGGAATTGGGATTGATGGTCTTGGTGAACTTGGTGGCTTCTATGCTGCAAGGTGTAGGTAGAAGTTTTGCCACTGCCATGTCTTCTAGACCTAGACTGTGGTCTGTCTTGCCCTTCTTTGGATTTCTTCGCCCTCGCTCGTTGATTTCCATGTCCTTGTGGGCTATGTCCATCGCATTGGGTGTGGGCAATATGTCCGAGAACATCACTTGTGAAGCCAGGCTTCCGTATGTCGTTCCGTTCCGATAACCGTTCTTTTTGGCTCTTTCCTTGAATTTCTTCGGATCTTCGGTTATCATTACTGCTGTTGGGGTTAGAAGGAGTTGTTGATATTCTTCTTGCAACAATCCATACTCTATCCCTTCTGTGGGGCGCTCCGACACTGCAAGCTGGAATAACAATCGGTTGGACGGAATATCCTTCGGCTTCGAGGTCTGCACAGATTTTGTCGAGGGTGAATCGGCTTTCCTCTCGGTATAGGTAATTCTCTTCGAAAAGATAGTCTGTGCGTCCCATCTGAGTGACTTGGCAGGACTCCACCATCGTCTTGATTCCATTAACGTTTTCACCAACGACCCAAGTGGGGTGTATCTGCCGTATCGCTCGAAGCATCTGTGGCCAGAGGTAGCGGTTATCGTCCGCTCCCTTTCTTCTGCCAGCGAGGGAGAAAGGTTGGCAGGGGAATCCTCCTGTGAGAACATCGACCTTGCCGTGCCACTTTGTGAAGTCTGTTTTGGTAATGTCTTCATAACTTTCTGAATTTGGGAACCAGTATTGGAGCACCTTGCGAGGGAACTTTTGTATCTCGCAATGGAAGAGGTTCTGCCATCCCATCATGGATGCCGCGACCTCAGCACCACCGATTCCGCTGAATAAACTAGCGTGATTCATATTGCTTACTCTTGTTTCTTTTGTCTGTTACAGCTTGACGTGTCTCAGTTTCTTGTACAGTTCCACCAGCTCCAGGGTATTGAGCCAGAAGTCGGTATTGCCAACGTATACGTGATAGCGGTGTTCGTCTGTGATGATTTCTATCTTCTTCATTTCTTATCTGTATTTAAAATTGTTCGGGTCCGCATTGTAATCCTTGATGATACATTCGAGAGCCTTGATTTCATCATCTGCCAGCCAGATGTCATCATATCCGACTGACAGATGATGAAGACCACACTCACGGACCAGTTTTATATCAACTCTTTTCATAGCCAATACGGTTTATGATAACTATTTAAAAAGTTCCAGCTGTGGATGAACGATGTCTGCCCTCTTCTTCTTTGCTGCCCATAGAAGAAGGTTGGCGTTCTTGGTTCCAGAATTCTTCTCGAGGTCTCTGATGATGCAGGTCAAAGCGTCTCGAACCGCTTCTTTCTCATTACCGTAGTAGATGTTGATAGCGTCATATCTACTCGGGTAGCATGCAGGATAACTATCGTATCCTTGCTTTCCCTTCTGAATGCTGTAGCCCCATATCCAGCCGAACTGGGTCTTGGCGGTCATTACCTTCCATCCCCAGTTGTCTGCATCCTCTACGGAATACTCGATTACGTGCGGATTGATGCAAACATCATGGATGTTGTACTTGAAGCCTTCATGCTCTGCAACTGGCTTCTTGATGTCATAGTGGTTATCGGTCAGCCATTTGAACCAATCGTCCGATGTCTTGAATACGAGCCCAGCGGCTCTGCATTCGTGGAAAAATAATTCATTCATGGCTATTCCCCTTTGATGTACTCAACAAGTGCCTCACGCTGCTCAGGTGTCATTACGTCTGCGATGCGCTCGGCAACCTCTTTTTTGCATGAACTGCTAATAGTCCAGAAGGTCTCAGTAATGACGTCGGCAGTAGTATCTTCGTCAAGATAATATATATTGTCCTTTACCACATTCTTTCTTGCTTCTTCATTTGGTAAGTTAGTGAACATGTCAATCAAAAATTCCTCTTGGTCTTTATCAGATAAATTATCGAACATTTCCTCTAAGTCGATGTCAATGCTCTGGTTATTGTATTCTGCCATAATTCTTTCGTTTTAAGCCTTTAAAATCTGTTTGCTCTATAATTTACCGCCCGAAGCGTGGAAACGGCTAAGAGCGGCTAATTTTACCCTCATTCGTGGGATATTACTTTTTCTTCCATTTATTGCTGAAGACTGTTAGGAGTTAACTATATAAAGTTGTTCATAAACAGTAGATTTAACTACAATAGGTTCAGAACCTAAGTCGTTATCATCTACCTTGATGGCAATTTCCATATCTCCCTCTTCATCATAAATATTTTGAAGTTGTTTGATAAATTCACTTATAAGCATTTTATTATATTTTATGCCCGAAGGCGTTAACCACCTAACATATCGCTAATGTTTAAATACTTCTCTCCATCACCTAAGTTTCTTACCTCACAGAAACCTGCTTCTGAAATTGTGCTATCATCGTCATATATCTTTGTGACGTGTATTTTGTCTATAGGACAACAATCATCATCACTTACCTCAAAAGCAATAGGCAAGTCTCCGTGTTTTGCCTTTATTTTCTCTAAACTTTTAACCAAATCACTTATTTTCATACTAATATTTTTTTGTTCTCATTCGTTATTTTTCGGGCTTCCAGTCGATGCCCAGCCGCTGCAGAACTCCCTGCTCGTAGAATCTCGCCAGTGAATCCTTGGCTGGCTTGTTCCGTGGATTCTTCTTCAAGTAGTCCAGGTTCTGCTGTATTACCCATCTGAACTTGTCGTCTTGGCTCTGCTGAGGTGCTGGCTGCTGGTGCTTGGCTTGCTCGTAGCGTTCCCCGATGCTCGGTCTTGCCGTTGCCGTTGGATCTTGTGCCTTGGCTGCTGCCTGCGGCTGCTGGCTTCCTGCTGGCTGCTCGTTGTCGTAGTTGCCTTCAAGAACCTTGGGGAAATTGGAAGGGCACATCATCCAGTCGAAGCTGGCAACCCATCCCTTTCCGTTCTTGCCGTTCATAAAGTCGCTTGCCATTGCCTTGTCGATTGCCTTATAGACCATCTGGACGTCCCCTCCGTATTCCCTTATCCTTGAACGGACGTTACCCTTGCGCTGGTCGCTCATCAAGGTCAACCTTCGCATTACGCTGCCCGACTGGTCATGCTTGGTGTTCCAGTATTCCTTGATAGACGCAAAATCAATCTTGGCGCATCGTTTGGCTGGGTCAACTTTCGGATTTTCCGAAATTGACAAACCTTCTTTAGAAGGTATATTATTATCTGTTTCTTTAGAAACATCATTATCATTATCATATTCATTATCATAAACATTATCATATAAGGTTGTTTTTTTAACCTCTTGGTTATTTTGGGTTGTTTTTTTAACCTCTTGGTTATTTTCACAACCAACTGGTTGTTTCTTTCTTGCGTTCTGATTTCCCTTCGGAGCACCACCCTTTCTACCGTTTGCCCTCCATCGTTCGACCTTCTCTTCGTACTTGGCTTTATTCCGTTTCATATCGTCAACGATAAAACCGAAAGCCATACGCACGACTGGTTCGAGATTTATAATCTCCCCATCCCTTGCGTAGAGAAATATCGCTCTCGTCAGTTTTCCGAGCTGCTCATCCGTAAGTCCCTCGATGAGGGCGTAGTATGATGTGTATAAGATGAATGAATCGTTCATAATTTTATTCTGATAATGATAGTTTCTTTTCCAGCTTCCGTTTGAGTACGGTGGCCATACGGATTTTGTTCCGCTGACTTGTGTCGGTCGGAGCTGTCACTTTCCCACCTAGGGAAATATAACTCTCCAGTTGGGAAATTATATTCCTTAGGTCGGTTTTTGATATAGGAACGTTAGCCATAAGCCCTGCCTTTACTTGATGAGTAATCTTCTTGCTCCCTGCACCTGCTTGATGTACTTGGCGCACTCTTTAGGGTGGTCCGCCAGATAAGCCTTTGCATCGAACTTCTCGCTTGCCTTCGGTGCTTTCCATGTTGCCAGCGTCTTGCCGTTTCCGTCCACGATGCTCTCTGCGTCCCCGAAGAACAGCTTCAAGTTGTCCTCGATTTCCTTCTGTCGGTTCTCCAGTGCCTTGCCCTTCTCCTTGATGTCCTTCAACTCGATGAGCATATCACCGATTTCGGCTGTGGCTTCAATCTCCTTTCCTGCCTTGTGCAGTGGCGACTTCAGGAGAACGTCTTGTGCGCTATAGGCAGGTGGCTCTTGGTTGCCAACGATGTAGTCAAGCCAGAACTTGGTTATCTCATCCCTCATCCATCCGAAGAATTCGGGGTTAAAGTCGATGTCTCGGTAGCCGAACTCCCTGCCTGCTGTCAGCCAGGCCAGTGCTCCGTCCTTGTATTCTCCCACTCCGAGGTTCATCTGAAGCTGACAGAACCAATGCTTCGGAAGGTCGTCTGCATCTATCTGCATCTGCGTAGTCTTGCACTCCAGAATGCTCTTGCTCGCTTCGTTGTGCGTTGCCCCGGCTCTCCAGAAGGTGCGGTCCGGGCTTACTCTCAGATACGGTGTATCGGTGTTCGTGATGGTGTAGTCGTCAGTACTTGCCTTGATGATGTGGCAGTGGCTCTCTCGCTTGAAAAACTGCGCCACGGCATCCTCCAGCAGGTGTCCTGCAATCATCGCAAAGTTCTCAACCTTTGGTGGGTCGATGCCCTTCTTTCGTCTCCACAACTGGTATGGTGTCTCCCAGGGATTCAGTCCCAGTACTGTGCCTGCCTCTGATGCACCTATTCCGTTCGAGCGGTTCTGCAACCACTCCTCTCTGCTTTTGTACTTGATTATCTGTTTCATTGTCTGAATGTTTTTATTTATCCATTAAGAATTTTTCTGCTGCTTTAATAACGATAGTGCGAATGAATTTATCCCTTTGCATTGATTGAGTAATTCCGTCTGCGAGGTAACTGGCTTTACCGTGGTAAGCTAAATGAAAATCGAATCTTTGGTCTCCGTTTTCGTCTGGATCTCCAGTCGTCTCAAGTGCAATCTGCAGATAGTTTCTTTCTTCCTCGTCTTCCTCAGCCCATGCCTTGAAACCATCTGCGGTTCTGCTGAAGTACTTATCGATAGTGCTCTCGTGTCTCTGATTGTTTTGTTTTTCTGCCATAATTTTTTACGCTTATAAAGTTCTACATCGGATTGTTTGTCTTGAGCTGTAATCTGCCATCCTTATTTGATGCAGATTCTACTGGCATGTGCCACGTTGATCCAGCCTTGCCTGCTGGCATAACAACCTCTACATAAACGTCTCCTTTGAGACCTTTAATTGCTTCTCTTAATTGTTTTACTGTCATATTACTGAATGTTTAAAATTTGCCACGGCTTCCCTTTGTCTCGATGGGACCCCACCCCATAGGTTGCACCGTGGCGGTTCGGGCTATATTATAATAAAATGGCTTATTGCTTCGCTGCCTTGCCAGTCTTGCCCTGACTGCGGCTCATTGCCTGCTGTGCCTTATTCTTTGCATCATCGGCTGCTGCCTGCGCCTGCTTTGCGATGGCTTCCTGCTGCTTTGGCTTCTTGAATGTTTCCTCTACGGTGGTCGTGCCTTCCTTGATAGCGTTGTACACACCGCCCAGCTTCTGAATGTCCTCTGCCGTGACTTCCTCGGCTGATTTCCTGCCCAGGTAATCCAGCAGCATAAGGTCTGTTACCTGGTAGGCTTGGAAGCAGGCTACGCAGCTTTTCCACTGGCTCTTGACGCCAGTCTGCTTGATGTGCTCGAGAGCCTTCGCCTGCACTTCCTTCACTACGCTTGCAATCAATACCTGCGGCACGACCTTGCAGATTGCGTTACGCTGTGCGATTGCCACCGCTGCATTGCCGACTACCACCTGCATGTCCTGCGAATAGGTGTAGCCTTTCGATGTCAGAATACTGCGCTTCACTTCGACAGAGTAGGCAACGTTGCTCTCGAGGTCATGGCAGACGCCTTGTGCCGTGATGGTCTTGCCATCGTTTGCGATGATGCGACCAGCGATGCGCAGGTTCTTCCAGCAGGCAGAAATGATTTCCGTGAATCTCACGCTCGGACCCTCAATAATCGATACATGACCATCCTTGTCCTTGCGCTCAAGATGATAAAAGCAGTTGTAGGCTACATCATCGTCCATAGCTGCCAATGCTACCATGTTCTGCTTGCATTGCGTGATGTCTCTCGGGAACTTGTGCGCTGTTGCAATCTGTCCGTCAATCTCCGAGCGGTTGATAGCTTCCAGCATTTCGCCACCGCTTACTTGGATAATTTCATTTTCCATAATTCGTTCTTTTTACTGTTCAACTTATTGTTCATTAAACTATAGTGGAAGGCTGGGGATTCGAACCCCAGTTGACCGCCAAAACTTACCCCCCCCTTGCCAGCTGCCGAGGGATGCCCTTCCGTTGTAGGGCGCACGCTGTCTGTTTCCGCATATTATATCGCATGAATTAGATAACCTTTGAAATGAGCTTAGCGTGCGCCCTTTGCCCTGCCGCTACAGGGATTTAAGTGTCAAATAATTGTTATAACTATCATTTATGAAGCCTAAACAAGTTGAGCCATAAGAATGTCGAGCCTGCTTTCCTCGAAGGTGTCCATCGGGTCTTGGTCTGCGTACTGGCTGTTCTCCTCCAACCAGTCGTCCATCACGTCTTGATAGTTAACGCAGCCCTCGATGGCTTCCTCCAAGCGTTCGCTTTCGTTGTTGCTATTCTTGTGCGTCACGACCGCTATGTTCCCGGTTCTGTCGCACCATACGCAGATGTCGCCTGCCTTGGTCTTGATGTCTATCCTTGCAACCGCTGGTTGCTGTGGTTCACGGTCTATCTCCAGCCAGATGGCTTCGTACATCTTCTTCCTGCACTCCTCGATAATTCTTTGTCTCATAATGCTAAATCTTTCTTTTAATCACGACATTCCATTTGTCTTCCGGAAAAATCTGACGGATCGTTTCGATACATTCATTAAGTTCATCGAGTGAACAGAACGCATCCACCATGTCACCTTCTTCGTACCATTCCCATCTTTCAGTGTCTGCCACTTCCTCTTTTGAAAGAGGTCTGACTATACTCGCTTTGAAACCCTGGTACTCGTTAGGAACTTTTATCCCACCGAGGTATCCTCCTACAGTTTTGTTTCCGTTACGGTTTTCCACGAAAATACTAATAGAGCAATAGTAATGCTGTGCTCCACCGCAATAACCGATATAAGAAGTTATGTAAAACTCCACATCACGCTTTCCGTTCGTATATCCTCCTACTGTAGTATATTGCACACCATCCAAACAGAAGGTGAAGCCTTCTCCAATCGTGCTAGGAATAGGAGCTTCCATTTCAGTAATATCGGCTCCACGTTCCACTTGTATCATTTCTTTCCAGCTCATTCGTTACCTCCTCTCTGATTGAATATGTAACTTTGGAAGGTCTCACGGCACGACTTCAACACCTCGTTGTCCGTTCCGTCCAGTGGTATGAGCGGAATGTTATCCAGTGCCACGCAAAGGCTGCCATTAAACTCTCTGTACTGGATTCTTCGCTCTGCCTCAAAATAGCACTTGTTGTTCAGTTTGCAACGCTTTCTGGTCTTGCGGTTCGCCTTCCAGTTAGTGATAAGCCAGCAGATGTCTGTGTACTTCACGATCATCCTGCGCATATTGATTGATAACTTGCTCATAGGGCAACCCTCCACGCTCTCTTGATTTCTGCGCCCTCGATAACCTTGCGGTTGTCGATTCTGCGGAACTTGACCTTCATCTTTCCAGCCTGCAACCATCTGCGCAGGGTGTTTCGATGGATGCCCAGTACCTTGCAGGTCTCTGTCATTGTGTATCTGCCTGCATCAGCTACCTTTGGTTCTTCGTTCGTCATAACTAAGCCCTCCAAAAGATTAAAGTTACTAACATGGTGACAAATACCAGGGATAACACTTCGTCACTTGTGATAATCTCGATAAACTTCTTCATACGCTCTGAATGTTTAAATTGGTTCGACTTGATTACTTGCGCACGGCTGCACGTCTCTTCTTTGGTGTAATCACTCCAGCCTTGATAAGACATACACGCACGTTCTGCTGAGTGCAACCCACATGCTGCGAAACTGCAAGCATTATTCTACTGTCCGATGTCTCGGCAGGTGCCTTAGCTCGGAAATCTGCAAACATCGCTATGATGTTCTTCTTTCGTTCGTCCTGCTGCTTCTGCAACGGTGTACGAAAATCGTAATTGAAATTTTCTCCCATTTTATTTGTATTTTAAATTATTTTCTTTATCTTTGCAAAAGAGTTTTTAAACTCGTTCTGTAATTCGGTTGCAAAAACACAATAAAATATTTATATTCACAAACATTTGTGTTTATATTTACAAATTGTTTACTTTAGTTTTAATTTATTTAGAATTAACAATGACTGGTGAAGAAATGAAAACATATTTGAAGCAGAGAGGGTTATCTCTTGCTTCTGTTGCTGAAGAACTGGGCACAAGCCCACAAAATCTGAATGGCAAATTAAAGGCTAAAAGTCTGAAATCGGACTTTATATCTGCAATAAAGGCAATCATCGACAGATGTGCCCCTCCCCTACCAGCCGAGATGGAAGAGGCTGTTTTCGGTTCAAATGTCAATGGCTCGAACAGTTCCAACGTTTCCCAGTCAATAGGTAGTGATGCTGCCTTGGCTGCTGAAAACAAGCTGCTGCGAGAACAGAATGAGTTCCTGCAAAGTCAAGTTAAAACGCTGCTTGCAATTGTCGGTCAGAAATAATTTAGTAACTTTGCAGCGCAATGTGGATAGAAAAATTAGGCTCGTACTTCATTGATGTGTCGAAATATATCTTGACTGGTGTCGTGATTAGTTCGCTATTCAAGGATTTCGAGGATAAAGTATTAATTTATATAGTTGGAATCGCCCTAGCCTTCCTCTGCTTGATCGTGGGTCTCGTACTCAGCAACAAAAAGGACGGAAAGGGCAAAAAGGAAAAGGAGAATTAAATTATGGGAGTATATTTAGCTTTCTTGTTCGTGGGAGTGCCTTGTATGGTGTTCCTCGCATTCTGTCTCACTGGAAACGGAAAAAAATGGCTTAAACAAAATAACTTGCTTTAGCCTATGGAATTAGCAACTTTATTTATGTTCATCGGTGCGGTTATCGGCACCAGTCTCGTAATTTGGTCTAAGACTAAATCGGGGCAGAAGTGGCTGCGTGAACTTTAGTTCTCGCTCCAGGTACAATATCAACTAAAATTCTAAGTAACAATGAAAGATGAGGATTTCATAGAGCGGAAGGAGAAGATTCTTCTTGCCGCTCTCGGTAAAAGCTGGCTATGGAAGGCCAGCAGGTTTATAATTGGCATCATCCCTCCAGTTGGTGCGCTTGTTATGCTGATTCACTGTTCCCTGCTCTCCATGGGCTATAGGGAAAAACTCGCAGAGTGGATATTCGACTGCTCTCTCTTCGGTTTCATCGCCTGGATCATTGTCAGCCTTGCCTATGGCTTCTGCTGGGTGCATCGAGCGTTCGCTACCTACGGAGTGCTAATTTCCTTCTGTATCGACTTCCAGCGTTCCTTCGGGTTCGGTGTCCTGCGACAGCCGATGCAACTACTGATGGTCGCCATAGGGATGCTGCTCTTCTTCGTCTTCATCAAGAAAAAGGCTTGGAATGAGTTCTACGAAAGAAATATAAATCATTTAAACGAAAAATAATATGAAAAAGATAATAATGTTATTCGTGCTTGCGCTTGTGTGCGTGGGTGTGCAGGCGCAAACCCTAATGTCTAGAACAACATGGATTGAAGGCAATAGCGATATAAGTTATACCGTTTACGAGCCTGCGAAGGATACTGTTTATTTCTGCTCATTCCGTGAAGGGACTCCAGTTTCACGCAAGGTTACATTGAAATTCAATGGCAGAAACGACCTAATTCAAACCCTTCTGTTTATGTTTAATATTAGAGACGATGAAGGGTATAGATACAGACTGGACAAGACTATCGGGAAAAATACAATCTTGGTAGGCGATGAATCAAAATCCCTTCTATTCGGATGGGAAAAATATATTACCGTCCGAAGTTCTGATGATGAGATGCGTGAAGACGTGTCTGTTTCTCTTGAAGATATTGGCAACAGATACCTCAAGCCACTTGGTGTTATCGTTGATACAAAGTTGGCGAAAAGAAAAAATAAACGGGACGAGAGACTTGCCGATAAAAATTTAGACGATGCCTACAAATATTGATTACCTTCTCGCCTACGAGGAATACCTGCCAGTGCTCACCCAATCCGAGGTGGATAGGCTGCTGGCTTCTCGTCCCTCGCTGGCTCAGTTGCAGGACTGGTCGCAAAGATTGAATAACCATCGTGCAAGGCTGGAAAGCGTTTTCGGTCGTGCCTACAAAAAGTTAAATGAATATGGAAGATAA